TAGCCATAACCCTATCACCATACTCACTCATCAACATCTGTTGCCACCGGCCAGTAGTAGTGACATAAAGTTCTTCACTCATCAATTGCTTTGTATGTGAGGCAAACATGTAGCCAATATCTTGCATGGCCTGAAGTGCAATAATTCTTGCCATTCGCTCAAGTCGAGTAAATCCACCAGCTCTTGTACCTTCAAACTCTTTTCCAGTTAATCTCTCAGGCCCGCCAGTTCTTAACGCTCCCATACTTGCATCATCTGCAGCACCAATCTTTTGCATCCACTGCACTATCCAAGCACTATCAGCAATATGACCTTTAGTTACATCTTGCACCGCTAATTGTTGCACAGCATCTTTCACACCTTTACCCCAAGCAGGTCTTCGCAAACGAATAAGTTTTCCTGGTTTTGGATCTTCAATATCTTTAACATTAACTAAGAAAGGATCAACTATCAACATATCATTTATTGCTTTGCGAACATTGCTGATATGAGTATTGAAGAGCCAATCAAGAATTCCTTGCATACCACCTAAAATTTCAATTCTCGACATTGGTGTAGTGCTATAGCCATCATAATCACTCGCACTGATAGCAATAGGAAACATATTATGGTCGAGGTCAAGTGGTTTGCATTTAGTTATAACTTCATCCGCACTCAAACAAAACGCCCACTTTTCAGGATATTCACTATCACCAAGCTTCCAATCCTTTGGAATTAACTTGATAAACATGTGGATATTATCCACACGATTTGTAGTGTTATCATCATTAATTCTTGCAGATGATCCTGTCTTACGATCTCTTTCAGATTTATCACCTTCAAAAAGCGCAGACCTTTTATTTTGAACTTGTTTTAGATATTTTACATTAAACAAACTTTTACTGTGTCGTTCTTCACTCAGCATATCCATTAGATTTGTTTTTTCTATCCAGCCAAAGAACTCACCTTTTTGTTGATCGTGGATACTAACATTTGGATCTGGCAGACAAAGATAAGGATCAATATTATTAAGCTCATTTCCCTCAAATAATATTGTTTCTTCACTACTCTTTACACTTCCAGCTCCAATAAGTGATCCAAGAACTCCTTGAATTCCATTTTCTTTAGCTACAGTTTTTCTGCCATATTTTGTAATCCATCCTGGTGCAGCAACTCCAAATCCATATGCAAGGTTATCACGGAAAAGAGTATGAAGGTTAAGAGCAACTTTGCTTTTATTACAATGAAGATCAATAACTTTCTCCATCATAATAGCTCCAAGAGTATCTTCAGGTGATACACCTTCATAGCGAAAGATTGGATCTTGGAAAAACGCTGCTACGAGATAACCAAGAAGTGTTTCCATAATAGCATAACTATATGGAAATACAATGCTAGTTGGCTTGCGAGAATCCTTAGCTTTAATTATTTGTTCTTTTTCATCAAGATTTATATAAGCACTCAAAGTCCAATCAATACTATTCCAAGCATCATATCGAGTTGACATAGTTCTTTGTGATGCAAGAGCTCTTGTTTTTATTTCATTTACAAGTTTTGTATGTAGTGAACTTCCAGGCTTTAAATCAAGTCCTTCGGGATAATCATAGTCATAATTTGTTCCCTGGAAATTTGTTGGACTTCCATTATTAGCACCATAGTCTATAATTGGCATTAAACTAATCTCCAGTCTTTTATTAAATCATCATTTTCAAGATCGAAATAACTCTCATCATCTTCAGGTATGTCAGGTGGATCGAAGTATTGGCCTTCAAGTTCCATCAACTCGATGATATAAGCCTCTGCATCCATTACATCCCATAGTCGTGAGCGAGGATAACTAAGTAATTGTGACTCAAGTTTTTGGCAGCAGCTCTTGTTGTGATAAACAAAGCCTTGGCGATAATAGGGAACAAGTGCGCTAATGCGATCTTCCTTTTTCATTCTGGCTTTAAGTTCTACAAATTGTGCCCAGCATCCACGCAGTTTAAGTTGATTTAAAAATGGCTGAGTTATAAATTCATTAAGTGAAGTTACTTCCGGGGCAATGATTCTTGCACCAATCCTCTCAACCATATCAATTGCTTTGTCATAAAGTTCTTCAGGATAAAACTTTCCAGCAACCACATCTCGCACATAAATCGCTCTTGACTCTCGATCAAAGCTTATTCCAACAATTGCACTATCAGCACTATGAAGTTTGACTGTTTTAGCAGGATCAACAATTACAACAGTTATACAATCTTTTGCTTTTTTACTATTTGCAAATTCAAGCTCATCATAATACTTGAAATAATCATTCTTAAATGTAGCATCTTCAGTACTGATAGGTATATTACGATACTCACGATAAAACAAATCTACTTGGCTTGGAGTACGGTTTTTATGACTTTCATAAAGAGCTTTTACCTCATCATCAGATATGAAATCTGGCCAGTTACTTTTAAGATCATCATCACAGATTGATAGATGAACTGAATGCCACTCAGGATCTTCAAGTAAATTCACCAAAAGTGAATCCTCATGAAGCACAGTACCAACCATTATGATCTTCCAATTCTTTGATCCACGATCTACACTATTGCAAACATCTGAGAACCACCACTCTTTTAGCTTAAGTCTTTGTTCTTCATTCTTCACACCTTCAGCATCTTCAAGATCATCAGCAATTATCAAGTCAGGTCGATAGCGTTCATAAAGCAAACCACGAATCTGTTGGCCCGCACCACGAGGCATTATCATAGTTCCACTTTGCGTGATCCATTGTTCTTTGCTGAATGAGTCAGATTTCATAGGGCCAAAAAGCCGCGTGATATCTGGATTATAAAGTAATTCACGTTTTAAGTTTTCACCCTGCATAACTGCACTTGTTGCAGTGCATGAGACAGGAACTATGAATTTCTTTTCCCTAAATAAAATCTTCTTTGCTGGATAAGATATAGTGTCGATTGAAGTTTTACCAAACCCACGAGGGGCAGCAATTACAACTTTTTGAATCTTATCATCATCAAGCACTTTAAATATTTCATCATGAAGCGCAGAAAAAGGTCTATGGAATCGTTCAGGGAATAGAACCTTTGAACATACTTTTGTACTCAGAAAACACTGCCTGAGTATCTCATCCATTTCATTAGATCGTTCCATAACAACCTTTGTTTATTTTTTAAACATAGCGATACAATCAATAATCCATGAGAAGATTCCCTTAACACCTTCCCAAACTCCTTCATCACCAATCACACCAGCAAGGATATCAAGGACTGTTTTCTTCTTCTCCACTCCAGTCCCTTCCCCCATTTGCTCTTGTAATTGCTTCATCAACTCCCTGATTAATTTTATCAAGCCTGGTAGTGCAGTAATCACTGCAAGGATGTTCGCTGCAGTCATATTGTTCTCCTATAAATTCTCGCCAAAGTTTTAGCAAATCAAACGTTAGTGCATATCGTTTTTCATGTGATGGAGGACGATCTTCAAGACTCATCTTTTGCTCCTGTAGATTTGTTTGCTCTTTTTTCTCTTATTCCCCAATAGATATTTTGAAGTAAAGTAATTACTTTATCATCCTTTACTGTGGGAGTAAGCCAAGCAGCTCCACGAAGAATTTCAAGTATGGCCCAGATAGTTATAAGATTATCTTTTAAATGCTCAATTAACCAATTGTCCATTTTGCAGTTCCTTTATGGCAGTATAAAGTTTGAGTATTCTATTCAAATGCCCCCGCACATAAATTTCTTTAGAGCATCTTACATATCTTACCATCCTGAGAATAAGATATTCTTGCCAATTATCAGGATGCATATTAGTCAACTCATCCATTGAATTGCCTGGCCATAGTGGATTATTTTGTGGGTTTACTTTTGCATCAAACAAGCAAATATCCATAGGAAAAGGAGCTATTTCACATCCAGCTGGAAGCCAATATTTTTCATAGTAAATTTTCTTGGCTTCATTTAAAGTAGTTCCTATTGTTACTTCAGGATTATATTTACTTGAAAGTCCCCAAATAGTAAAACCGCCAGGATCATTAGGATCATTTGACATTTTACCTTCAAGACCAATTACTATTTTAAATGCAGAATCAAAGTTTTCTTTCATTTTCGCCACTTCTTTTTGTTAATACAATCTCTATTTTCTCAATAACATCAGACATATTAAAAGGTTTTGATAAATATTCCTCTGCCCCCAGCTCAAATCCTTTTTCTTTATATTTTGATTCTTCTAATCCAGAAAGAAATATAACTGGTATTTCTTTTGTTATCATATTTGATTTTAGTTTTATAATAGTCTCAAATCCATTCATACCATACATCACAATATCCATTAAGATAATATCTGGACAATAAAGAATAGCAAAAGACAATGCTTCATAACCACTTGCAGCAGTTATAACATGATAATAGTTTGAAAGAGCTGACTTTAATGAATGTAAAGTTGTTTTACTATCATCACACACCAGAATTATTTTCTTATCTTGAATAGCTGGAATGTCATAAATGTCCATTTCGACTATTCTCCATAACAGTTTCTATTCGTGCTTCAAGTCTAGCAAGTCTTGCAGATATTTCCATATAAAGTTTTGTATTATCATCTTTTGAATCTTCTCTTCTTCTATTTTGCTCAATTACTTCATCTGAAAGTTTTTCAATTTTATCTAAAATATCTTTGACAGATGAAACTTTATCTGCCCTACAATTTATTTTACTATCTTTACATTGATCAATAGTAATTAATTTTTTAAAATCACATTGTAGTTGTCTAATAATTCCCTCATGTTTATCTGATGTTTTCTCAAGATATTTAATGGCATATTTTGCTCCGCCCCAAGCAGATGCCCCAGAAAGAGTAAATGTTAGAAGTAACTGCAATATTTGAGAATGATCCATTTATCCTCCAAAAGAATACGCTACACATCCAGAAGAAGGGGAAGAAGAAGCATTAACACTAAACAACGCATAAGCATTCCCGCTGCCACGCTTTCCGACAATACGCAGAATCAACAGATCGTCATCGTCTCTATCGTATGTAAGCGTGCTTGACTGCCAGTCTGTGCTGTCTGATGATACCCATTCTGCCAATGGCAAATTAGATATATTTATCAGCGGATCGGATGCAGGATCAACAATCTGAAAATTAACTCGCTCGCTTGATGAAAGCCCGGCGCTGTCATTTTTGGCATAGACGGTGAAATCCAAAGTGTTGCCAGCCGTTCTTGATATTTCCCATTCCATCACTGTCCAATAGCCTGAGTCCTCAAAAATAAACTTGTGGCAGTATGTTTTGCCCGATGGAACAATACTGGTTTCATGCTCAGTACGTCCACCAGCGCTCCAAAAACGAGTGTCATTTGATACTCCTCCATATTTCGCTGCTTTCCCTATTATACCGTTTGCAGTATAAACACCTGAATAAGCGATGTTTGTTATATTCCCGGATACAGTGGTAAATAGCTGAAAATTACAATAATTAACACCCACTTGATTTTTTGTGATAGTCCCACAAATCAAAACATCAGTAAAATAAACACCTTCATTGTTCCCCTCGATTTTACCATAAACTATGTTTCTAAATCCGCCATTAATACCCCTATTGCCCCCCGAAAATAATCCTGTTTCAGTAAGTATCGTCCCACTACAACCAGAAATTGCATTGTAACAATCTATTATTTTTCCTGATATTATACTGCTATAACTCGATGCAAGTCCAATAGAACATTTATATATTTTGCCAGATATAATAGTTCCAAATTGTCCATATATACCAGAGTTGCACCCAATAACCGATCCAGATATTAAAAAAGTTGATCCATATGCTATTCCATAAAAACACCCTGCAACTATTCCAGATAAAATACACCCTGATCCATAATTAATACCATAATAATTTCCTGCTATTATGCCTGATACAGTGTTGTCCGTTCCATACATCACACCGCTGCTAAATCCAGTTAGCGTACCGGAAATCACATGGCCAGTTCCATAATATATACCTCTGCCATAAAAAGTTGTTCCACTACCTGCCGTATTTACAATCTCACACCCGAAAACGCCTGCCCGTGTTTGCGCAGACCCATAATCAATGATATTTGCTGTTGCTGATGTACTGCCTGATCTTATAGATACATTCCTTGAGCTTAAATATATTCTTGCGCCAGGATATTGAACACTATCTATATTGGCAGACAATATTATGTTTCCGGAATTTATCGTAGATAGTGTTACACGCTGTTGATCATAGTCTTGTGGCCCTGCGTTACACAGTACTGCTTTATTATGCCCACCCATGGTGCTCCACGGTGTATCAGATGTTACATTATCCAATACATTTATAGTGGATGTGCTTGTATTCGTATGGCCTGTGAATAAGGTTAGTGTCCCGCTACCAACATCAGTTATATCAACAATTGTTACGCTAAGATTATACTTTGCTAATTTGCACGTATTGCCACTGATAGACACAATGTAATAAATATAATCTTCCTCCAACCCACCCGGCAGCGTACCGGTAGATGTAACCATTACAGCGGTTCCGCTTGATGGCGGCGCAGTTCCAAGATCAATAACATCAGTCGATGCGTTTACGGATGAAACGGTATATTTAGTTCCATACGTCCTAACATACTTGTTTGTCGGCTCTGTACAATAAAAAGCCATATAGAGATATTGAGCATCTATTTTAGATGTTCCTTGCAGGTCAATTACAGCCTTGTAAGCGTAAGCCAAACTGCCAGTGTTTCCCCAGACGCCATCACTGTTTGCAAGCAGCCTGCCCATATTGGCAGCATTTGTTCCAACAAGGTTATATCCAGTTCTTATTTTC